GCCCCCATAGTTCAAAGGTAGAATGTGGATTTAGTATTTTACATAAACAGTCCAAGAAGAGAGATCGATACTCTCTGGGGGCAAACGGGATGACGCAGAGGTTTAGCGTGTCGGGCCCATAAAACACACGTGTTTTATCAGGTCACCCGGAAGTCGGATGTTCGAATCATCCTCCCGTTAATTTTTAGAATCTCTCCAGATTGTAAAAATTATACCTTTCTTTTCAACTGAAACACGTGTTCTACGACAATACTCGCACCCATGAACGTCAAAATCGCGTTATCGTATTGAAATCCGTACGCCACGATCACGAAACCCCAGATAAACGCCAACAGATCCGTCACTGGCGCCGCCATGTAACTACAGTTTGATTCGGTTGGTAACGATGCCTCCATAATTTGATAATATGCGTACCCAGCGATAGTGGATAATACCAATGCATACGTGTGTTTACTCATGTGATAACCCCACATAAAAAAATAACCTCAATATATATAAAATGTCTGGTGGTATTGCCCAACTCGTCGCCGTCGGTGCCCAGGATGCCCATATTGTCGGCCAGCCCGAAGTCAGCTTCTTCAGATCTAACTATCGTCGTCACACGAACTTTGCCCAAACCGTGGAGCGTCAAGTGCTCCAGGGCGTTCCATCCCCGGGTGGTATCTCCACCGTTCGCTTCGAACGCAAGGGGGATCTCCTCGGTTACTGCTACATTACGCGCCGTACCCCAACTGCGATCGCCGCATCTGACTGGATTAACAAAATCAAAAAGGTTGAACTCTTGGTCGGGGGTCAAGTCATCGATGAACAAACGTCCGAATTTTCTCAGTACATCGCGCCAGTTACGATGGCTCAAAACTATTCCAAGTCTACCGTGGCCGGTGCCGGTGCCGCTTGGTCTTTCTATCCACTCCACTTTTCGTTCTGTGAAAACTGGCAATCCGCGATCCCATTGATTTCTCTTCAATATCACGATGTTGAATTGCGTATCACATGGAACACCCCAGGTGCGACTGACTACGAAGTTCACGCACAATACATCTATTTGGATACCGATGAACGCACTACTTTGGCGGATACTCCACAAAACATGATCATCACCCAAACGCAACGATCAGTTCAATCCAATACCGCCATCCAAGAAGTCAACTACAATCACCCGGTCAAGTACCTCGCGGCTTACAACCCAAGCAACCTCGCTTTCATCAACAGCAAGCTTCGTTTGCAAATTAACGGCACCGATGTCACTGATGCTAAGCCAGTGAACCCACACTACACCGCGTGCACAAAGTACTACCACACCACCGCAACCGAGGTACGAGGTAGTGACGAAACCATGTTCTTGTACCCATTCTGCCTCGAAACCTCCAAGTTGCAGCCAACCGGTTCTCTCAACTTTAGCCGTTTGGATTCCGCGCGTTTCATCGTTGATTCCGGTACTTTCGACGCCGATGTGTATGCCGTCAACTACAACATTCTCCGCATTGAAAACGGCATGGGTGGTTTGATGTACTCGAACTAAATTTATTTACACACTAATAACAAATGCTTTGGAAGTATTTGTTTCTTCTAGGTTTTGTTTTCGTACTCACGTATGACCCCAAATCCAGGACACTTGAAAAATTCATTTCCCCTATCAATCAGGAGGAAGCTACTTAAAAAAATTCAACGTTTCTATTACACAAAAGTATGATCTCTTTTGACAGAGAAACACTCATGATTGTGGCCATCGTTGCATGCATCGCGGCTACCGCATATATGTACAAAGAGTACACTAAGACTAAGAGTGATATCGAAAGTATCAAGGGTTTCTGTAATAAAATCGTTCAAGCGCACACACCACCTCCACAATCACAACCTCCACGTCAAGTGACGGAAGAGGAATACGAAGATGAAATTGAAGAACCAGTTCCTGTCAAGAAAGTTGTTGCCGAGTCCCAAGATAATTAACATCTCAGACGATTATAACTTGCGACATCGCAATGAAAAAATATAAATCGATTGCAGTACCGGTAACATTTACAGGAGATAAACCAAGGTTCCTCACAGTAAGAGATAAGCGCTTTAAAGACTGGATATTCGTGACCGGAGGGTGTCGCAGAAGAGAAATCTTCAACCCTATTCGCTGTGCTCTTCGTGAACTCGAAGAAGAAACTCGTGGTGTGGTTTCTTTAAAGAAAGGCGAATATACAGAATTTAAATTTACAGTAAAAGAGAGTCCAACTGTGGAACTCGAATATAACGTGTTTGTGTTTTTCGTAAACTATACGAAACCCGAACAATCCGAACTCATAAAAAAATTTAACGATGAAAAGCAAAAAACAATAGCTAAAAAGATACAAAAACAACCAATAAAACGCACACACGATGAAAACGATTTCATGTCGTTCGACACGCTCCAAGAATTTAAAGTTAAAAAACAATGGGATCGAATCACAAAAAATGTACTCGAAAACCCAGAATTCTACTCGTGTGTTACATCTTTGAATAGAAAATCCTTTGCTATTAAATAATGAAGTCTAAGAGCTACATTTTAATGCAAATACACGACTTGCTCGTAAATAAACACTATTATACTCCTAAAAAGGCGAATATGTATATAGAAGAGCACAAAGAAGATAAAGTGTACGAACTTTTGGTTTTGAAAAAGAAACTTAGTGAGGATGAACCGCAGTGTCCAGATGTATCTTACAGGAGAAGCATGTGGAGAAGCTTTGAAGATGATGAAGAAGATTAAAAGAAATAGTCGAAATAATGGTAAGTATGTTCAAGGAGTGGTGCAAAGAGCATGGCTTTCTTGGAAAGAACCCCAATCCATCACACGTGTTCATGGACGGTGGAATACTGTCCGTACCGTTTGATAGATTGACAGAATTTTATGAAAAGTATGTTGAAGCGGTGAAATCGAATGAAAAGGTGTATCTCGTCGAACAAAAGACAGTAGACGCGTACAACTTTTTTGTGGATCTGGATTACAAAGATGACGATATTCTCACGGTAGAAGAAATTAACCGAGTGTGTAAAGTCATATGCGATAAAGTAAGTAAATATGGTGGAAAAGATGCACTCGTGTGTGTTTCTAAACCAAAGAAAGTGGGTGATTACATGAAAACGGGTGTTCACATAAATTGGCCAAATTTTCCTGTAAATAGATCATCAGCTTTAGCTCTTAGAGAACACGTAATAAACACACTTAATGTAGCGTATGGGTCAAAAGACTGGAACGAAATAGTCGACTTATCCGTGTATGGGAGCACTGAAAGAAACACGCGGGGTAGTGGGTTTAGAATGCCGTTTTCACATAAATGGGTGACACACAAAGAGTGTGGTGGTAAAGGGTGTAAGAATTGCCAAGGGGGGAAAGAAACACAGAGTGAGTATCTACCTATACTCGTCTATAAACATGGACCACTCGCGATGTTCCAAAATATATCACCAGAGCCTACACTCGAAATCATGCAAATGGCAACTCTTAGAACCGAGTGTAAAGTTCCAAATATCATAGAAGGCACACGAACAAAAGTTGAGGGGAGTTTCAGTGCAAATCAAACAAAGGATGAATTAAAAGATCCAGAAACGTGTGCACTTTTGGAGACGTTCATTCGAAAACACATGGAAGGGCAGTCAAATGCAAGAATTAAGAATGTCTACAAGGAAAAAAATAGTTATCTGGTCGCTACCACGTCGAGATATTGTGAAAATACGAAGCGTGCACACGGATCAAATCACGTATGGTTTCATGTATTAGGAGACACCATATTCCAAAAATGTTTCTGTAGATGCGAAACCATGAAAGGGCGCTTCTATGGATTTTGCAAAGATTTCTCGGGGAGAAGACACCAACTTCCACCCACCGTCGTTGAAAAACTCCAAGTCACTAAATACAAACCCCCGCCAAAGAAAAAGACACAAGAAAAAGCAAAAGAAGATGTAAGGGGTGATCTAGAGACATACATCAAAAAATACATGGTACAGGATGAATCCCTCGAAGTTCAAAAAATCGATACCCAAAGAGGAAAAAAGAAAATTGTTGCCACAAATCACGTGTGCCCAAAGTGTTCATCCCTATGCACGTTTGAAATTTTAAAAGATGAAATACAGAAGATGTGTAAATGTTATAACCGCAAGCATAGGCTTATAGATAAAATAACATCTAAATTATAAATGCTCGCTGTCATCTTCTTAATCGCGGTGATTTATGTATCTTCTAAGATGGTAAAGTGTGGAAGTGACCCCGACGTACTCAACGGCCTCATCAACGAAACACACAAGTACTCCGGTATCAATGGCATTTTGTACAGGGAGTTCCTTGCAAACATAAACATGGCGAAGGAATTCAAGGGACATGATGACATATCCAGGAAACTCCTCGAACGGGCGATTCAAAACTTAGAAGAACTCGCACTTTACACGACAGCTACAGACACACCCGTCGTAGATGAAATAAACGATATCATAACAAAGATTGTAGAAGAATTTGAGAACATATATAGACGCACTTAAAGATGTAATGAGTAAATAACATAAATGTCTTCCATTAGAACACGCTCAGGACGTATTTCCAAGCCCCCAGAACGCCTCGAAATCATCGAAGATGTCGAAGATGATTTTACCGACGAAGAAGATGAGGATTTCGATGAAGATGATTACGATTCCGAATCTGAAACGGAATCCGAATTCGACGATGAGGAGGACGCCGACGAAAACGGTAATTTAGCTGGATTCATCGTAGATGATGATGAAGATAGTGAAAGTGAGGAATAATAGACTTAAAAAAATAAAGCACGGTTTTATAAAATGGAGAGTGACATAGGAAACCCCATTGATTACAATCCAGACATCATCGATAAAGATGAACAGATCGTCGCAGAAGATCAACATGAACAGGAACCGGTGTATTATTATCCACCTCCACCTCCTCCCCCGCCACCTGTTCAGCAGTATCAAGAAAAAATAGATATATTTTCAAACCTGGATAAAACTGCCTATATCGTAATATTTGTGGCATTCATTCTAGGCTTTTTCATGGGGAAAACCATGCAACCAGTCATTCTTCGACCAGGATGAAAATCCTATGAAATCAGTCGTGGGTTCATCTTTGTTGGACTCCAAAAAATACGCACGACTCACCACGAGTGGGTCCTTTGACGCAGCGTTCGCTACATCTGTAGCTGTCACGTATGGATCTTCCTCTTCTTTCATCTTCCGTTTAAGTTCTCTGACCTGGCGGTCTCTCATGCTTAAACCGAATATGTATAGCACGATAAGAATGGTCACCACGTTAAGTGCGATGGTCAACATACTTATTATATGTGTGATTTTATTTTTTTTGTATTTACTTCGATTCCACCTCTTCGCCCTTCTCGACTTCACCATCTTCCTTGATTTGTGCTTCCGTAGAGTTCACTTCCTCTTCTTCGGCTTCACGCTTCTTCTTACGTTCTTCGATTTCCTTCGCGACGATGGCGTCGGCTTCCTTGATAAGTTCCTCCATAGGAGCGTCTGGCTTTTCCTTTTGTAGACGCTCAAGAACTTCAGCTGGATGACTGATTGGAGATTCATCCGGCTTTGTGTAATACTTGGAATTTTCGTCACCGGGCTTAATGAATGTGTTCGTACCAGTCTCCATCATGTCCCGCTTACGTTCTTCAAACATCTTCGCGGCCAATTGCTGGTTTTCCTTGTATCCACTCATGAGCTCCTCGAGCTTTTCGTTCGTGTAATGCACGTCGTCGATGGACGTGGGATCCGGTGGAATCAAGAGCCATTTATACATATCCACGACATATATGTCGAAAGTGGCGTCTTCTTTTTGAAGACGCTTTGCGTGCGACGCAGCTTCTTCTCTAGAGTTGAAAGCGCCTCTGATCTTGATACCAAACTTATCATTCTTCTGAGGGCATTCTGGACCAACCA